TTGGTATACTTAAAATAGGTAATAGTTCCTTAGAAGCGCTAGGAATAAACGAGGGAGACTGTGTTGGTTATACTCCTTATGGGGAATATGATTTTAATGTAGAAAACGAGCGTTTATATTGTATGAAATCTAATGATATTGTAATTAAATATGGAAATAAAGAAAACCAAGAAGAGTATAATCCAAGCTGGGCAAATAGCGGTTGAAGAACTAATAAAGGTCGCTAAAGAGCCCATTATAGATTTTGGCCCTGACATCTCAGCAGATAGACTTAAGAATGCCGCAGCTACTAAAAAATTAGCTATATTTGATGCCTTTGAAATATTACAAAGAATACAAGAAGAAGAAAATATTATAAACGAAAAACCAAAAGAAGTTAAAGAAGAAAAAGCTTTTAAAGGTTTTGCAGAAGGAAGATCTAAGTAATGTATACGCAAGATCTTTTTACTGTTGTTGAAGACCACGTGAAACCTAAAGTTCTAAAAAGAATGAATAGGTATAATAAGTGGGAGTATGGTTACAATGAAGAACATGATATAGTTATTATATCTAAAACAGGAAGAATAGGTGAAATATATAAAATACAAAATTTATATATAGGATTACCTGAAGTTCCTAAGGATGTTGTTAAATTTAAAAACAACAAATGGAATAGAGAAACATTACCAGTTGCTTTCAAAAAAATCAAAACAATTTTTGATTGGGAAGAGTACCCAGTTGATTTTAAAGAAAAATGGTATGACTACATTGATAAAGAATTTACTAGAAGAGAGCAAGGTTTTTGGTTCTATAATAAGAGTGTGGCTACTTACCTTACTGGTACTCACTATATGTACTTGCAGTGGTCCAAAATTGATGTTGGGAAACCAGACTTTAGGGAAGCAAACAGATTATTCTTTATATTCTGGGAAGCTTGTAAAGCCGACATCAGGTGTTATGGAATGTGCTATCTTAAAAACCGTAGATCGGGATTTTCTTTTATGGCATCAGGAGAGGTGGTTAATCTTGCAACTATTAATTCCGATTCACGGTACGGAATATTGTCCAAATCTGGGGCCGACGCAAAGACAATGTTCACTGATAAGGTCGTCCCAATATCGGTCAATTATCCGTTCTTTTTTAAACCGATACAGGACGGAATGGACCGTCCCAAGACCGAACTTGCCTATAGAGTACCAGCGTCCAAATTCACCAGGAGGAAACTCATCGCCAACGAGACCGCGGCCGATCTTGAGGGACTCGATACCACTATCGATTGGAAGAACACGGGTGACAATGCCTACGATGGGGAGAAACTCAAACTCCTCGTCCACGATGAATCCGGTAAATGGGAAAGGCCGAACAACATCCTCAACAACTGGCGCGTTACGAAAACCACCCTTAGATTAGGTAGTAGAATTATTGGAAAGTGTATGATGGGTTCAACATCTAATGCTTTAGACAAAGGAGGTGATAACTTCAAGAAATTATACTATGACTCAGATGTTACAGAAAGAAACGCCAATGGACAGACTCGCAGCGGACTCTATTCTTTGTTCATACCTATGGAATGGAACTACGAAGGATACATTGATTCTTATGGCGTACCTGTATTCGACACACCAAAGAAACCGATTGAAGACCCTCACGGAGTAAAAATAAAACAAGGAGTAATAGAATATTGGCAAAATGAAGTAGATGGTTTAAAGCAAGATCAAGACGCTTTAAATGAATTCTATAGACAATTTCCAAGAACTGAAGAACATGCTTTCAGAGACGAAGCTAAATCTTCGTTATTTAATTTAACTAAGATTTATGAGCAAATAGATTACAATGGTGATGTTGGTAAAACAAAGCTAGTAACAAGAGGAGATTTTTACTGGGAAAACGGAATAAAAGATACACGAGTTCTTTTTGCACCTAAAAATAATGGTAAATTTTATTTATCATGGGTGCCAGACGTTAGTCAACAAAATAAGATTATAATTAAAAGAGGTATAAAATACCCAGCTAATGAACACATGGGTGCTTTTGGATGTGACTCTTATGACATATCAGGAACAGTGGATGGCAGAGGTTCTAATGGATCTTTACATGGTCTAACTAAGTTTAGCATGGAGAACGCTCCTGCAAATCATTTCTTTTTAGAATATATAGCAAGACCTCAAACCGCTGAAATGTTTTTTGAAGATGTTTTAATGGCTTGTATTTTTTATGGAATGCCTATATTAGCGGAAAATAATAAACCTAGATTACTGTATCATTTTAAAAGAAGAGGTTATAGAGGTTTTGCAATGAATAGACCGGATAAATTAAAACTATCTATTACAGAAAGAGAGATAGGTGGAATACCTAATTCATCAGAAGATATTAAACAAGCTCACGCGGCTGCTATAGAATCATATATAGAAGATTTTGTAGGTTTAAAACAAAATGGAACATATGGAGATATTTACTTTCAAAGAACATTAAACGATTGGTCTAAATTTAATATAAATAACAGAACAAAACATGATGCATCTATAAGTTCTGGCCTAGCAATAATGGCCTGCAATAAAAATAAATATAGACCAATACCTACAATTACAAGGAAAACTTATGATCTTGGTTTTAAAAGATATAATAATAAAGGAACAATGTCAAAAATAATTGAATAAATGAAAATGTACACTAACTCAAATAGCGCCTTTCCTAGTCAGGTAGTACCGGATTATGAAAAAGCTTCGTTAGAATATGGTTCACAAGTGGCGCAAGCTATTGAGACAGAGTGGTTTAATCAAGGCCGAACTAATGGTAATAGATATCTTACTAGTTTTAATAATTTTCATCATTTAAGATTATACGCTAGAGGTGAACAACCTGTTCAAAAATACAAAGACGAACTATCAATAAACGGTGACTTAAGCTACTTAAATCTAGACTGGAAGCCGGTTCCTATATTATCTAAATTTGTTGATATTGTTGTAAACGGTATATCTAGTAAAGAATACGATATAAAAGCTTATTCGCAAGATCCTGCTTCTGTCAAAAAAAGAACCATGTATGCGACTGCTGTTGCAGAAGATATGTTTGCTAAAGAACAAATGCAAGCTGCTGAAAATTTACTAGGAGTTCAACTACAAAGAACAAGTATTCCTCCAACAGACTTACCAGAAACAAAAGAAGAATTAGAATTACACTTACAGTTAAGTTATAAGCAAGCTATTGAAATAGCTGAGGAAGAAGCTATAACACAAACTTTAGCTAAAAATAAATGGGAACTTACTAAGAGAAGATTAAATGAAGATTTAGTTGTATGTGGTATAGCTTGTGCAAAAACTAATTTTAATGTTGCCAATGGTATAACTTTAGACTACGTTGATCCTTCTTATTTAGTATACTCTTACACAGAAGATCCTAATTTTCAAGACATATATTATGTTGGTGAAGTTAAATCAATAACTATACCAGAGCTTAAAAAACAGTTTCCTAATATTCCAGAAGAAGAATTACAAAGAATTCAAGAAATGCCTGGTAATAGACAATATATAACTGGGTGGGGTAACTATGACAATAACACGGTTCAAGTAATGTATTTTGAATATAAAACTTACATGAATCAAGTTTTTAAATTAAAAAGAACTGAAAACGGGTTAGAAAAAATAATAGAAAAAACAGATGAATTTAATCCTCCACCAAATGATGGATTTGAAAGAGTCGGTAGAAGTATAGAGGTGTTATACACTGGAGCTAAAGTATTAGGAACAAATACAATGCTTAAGTGGGAGCTAGCAGAAAACATGACAAGACCAGCTGCTGATACTACTAAAGTAGAAATGAATTATTCTATAGTTGCACCAAGAATGTACAAAGGTAGAATAGAATCTATTGTAAGTAGATGCACAGGTTTTGCAGACATGATACAGTTAACGCATTTAAAAATGCAACAAGTATTAGCTAGGATGGTGCCAGACGGTGTATTCTTAGACATGGACGGTTTAGCAGAGGTTGATCTAGGTAATGGTACAAACTACAATCCAGCAGAAGCATTAAATATGTATTTTCAAACTGGTTCTATTGTTGGTAGATCACTCACACAAGATGGTGATCCTAATAGAGGTAAAGTACCTATTCAAGAATTACAGTCATCTGCAGGTGGTCAAAAACTAGCAGCGCTAATACAAACGTACCAATATTACTTACAAATGATACGTGATGTAACGGGCCTTAACGAAGCTAGAGATGGTAGTTTGCCAGATAAAGACGCTCTAGTAGGTCTTGCAAAAATGGCGGCTAATCAATCCAACATAGCTACAAAACATATAAATCAAGGTAGTTTATATATTGCTTTAAAAATATGTGAAAATATATCGTTAAAACTAGCAGATGCTTTGAGTTATCCTTTAACAGCTAACGCTTTAGTAGAAGGTATATCTATTTATAATGTAGAAACATTAAGAGAAGTATCTAATTTAAACCTACATGATTTCGGTATATTCCTAGAGTTAGAACCTGACGATGAAGAAAAAGCACAGTTAGAACAAAACATACAAGTAGCTTTACAGTCTGGAGGTATTGATTTAGAAGACGCAATTGATATTCGTCAAATAAAAAATTTAAAGCTAGCAAATCAATTACTAAAACAAAAACGTAAAAAGAAATTAGCTAGAGAAAGAGCAAATCAAGAAAGAATGATAGCTGCTCAAGGTGAAGCTGCGGCTAAAACAGCAGAGCAAACTGCATTAGCAGAAACTCAAAAACAAGCAGCGTTGACCCAACAAAAGGTTAGCATAGAACAAGCTAAGTCTCAATTTGAGATAAGTAGAATGGAAACTGAAATGCAGATAAAAGCTAAGTTAATGCAGCAAGAGTACGGTTATCAATTTCAACTAGCTCAAATAAAAACAGGGGCTGAAGGTTCTAAGGAAAAAGATATTGAAGATCGTAAAGATAAAAGATTAAAAATGCAAGGTACTCAACAGAGTAAATTGATACAACAGAGACAAAATGACTCTAATCCTGTTGATTTTGAAAATACAGGAGAAAACAACCTAGGATTTAACATAGAAGAGTTAATGCCTAAAGTTTAATTATTTAATTATTTAATTATATTATATTATGTCAGAAAACACAAAGACCGAAGAGGTCAAACAAGAAGGTGATTTTAAAATTAAAAATAAAAAAACACCAAAAAACTTAGGACACCTTAGCGGTAATGATCCTGTAAAAGTAGATTTAACAAAACCAGAAGCAACAGGTGATATTACACCAGATGTTGTAAAGGTTGAAATACCAAAAGAAGACAATGCCATTCGTATCGGAGAAACAGGAAATGTTCCTGAAGAAAAACAAACCGGAGATTTGGTTGAAGTGGACAAACAAGTACAAGAGCCCAGCGAGGCTATTGAAGAAGTCACTCCACTCCAAGAAATAACCGATGAAGAAGTTAAAGAGCATCATCTTCAAATACAAGAAGCTGTAAGAGATCAACAGATCTTAGGAAAGCCTTTACCGGAAAATGTAGAAAAACTAGTTTCTTTTATGGAAGAAACAGGTGGAAGCGTAGAAGACTACGTGGCATTAAACAAAGATTACTCTAAGCTTAATGGCTCAGAGGTTTTAAAAGAATATTATCTTAAATCCAAACCACACTTAGATTTAGAAGAAATAGCTTTCTTAATGGAAGATAATTTTAAGTATGATGAGGATGTAGATGAAGAGCGAGCTATACGTAAAAAGAAACTCGCTTATAAAGAAGAAGTTGCAAAAGCAAAACAATACTTAGAAAGTTCTAAGAGTAAATATTACGACGAGATCAAGTTGAGACCGGGTGTAACTCAAGAACAGCAAGAGGCGTTAAGCTTTTATGACCGATATAAACAGCAGCAAGAAAAAGCTCAAGCACAACACGGTGATTTTAGAGATCGTACTAAAAAATTATTCAATAAAGAATTCAAAGGTTTTGATTTCAATGTGGGGGATAAGAAATTTAGATATGGTGTTAAAGATCCGGCTAAGGTAGGTGAAACTCAAGTGGACGTTCAGAATTTCGTAGGTAAGTATTTAGACAAAGACGGAAATATGACAGATCCAAATGGGTATCACAAAGCTATGTACGCTGCGATGAATGCTGATAAACTAGCTCATCATTTTTACGAACAAGGAAAAGCTGATGGCATCAAAGGTGTTATTACAAATTCTAAGAATCCAGCACAGGATGGACCTAGGCAAGTTGCCGATGGAAATGTTTTCATAAATGGATTAAAAGTAAAGTCGATTAGTGGTTTAGATTCATCAAAATTAAAAATAAAAACAAAAAAGTTTAACTAATTAAAATTAAAAATTATGGCTTTATCCCCACAGTTTGGAAGTATAGTACCTTCTCAAACTCAACAATTACTTCAACAGAACTATCTTACATTCGATGGTGCTGCTGGTGGAAATTTTGCTCAGCAATATTTACCAGAGCTTTACGAAGCTGAAGTAGAAAGATACGGTAACAGAACGTTATCCGGATTTTTAAGAATGGTAGGCGCTGAAATGCCTATGACTTCTGATCAAGTAATTTGGTCTGAACAAAATCGTTTACACATATCTTATGCTGATTGTGCAATCGCTGCTAACGCTGGTGGTGGTGCAAATCTAGGTATTGATATTACTAACGGTGGTGCAAACACACAAGTATCAAACGTTGTTTCTCCAGCCTCTACGGTTGTAGTTATGGACGACTTTGGTGGTGAATTAAAATGTTTTGTAGATGCTTCTAATAGCGCTACTGGTCTTATATCTGTACAACCTTATACTGCTGCTGATCTATCCGGTCTAACTGGTTTAGTTAAAGTATTTGTATATGGTTCTGATTACCAAAAAGGACAGAGTTCATCTCAAGCTATTTCTGGTGCAAACGCAATTGGAGGTGCTAACCCTATGATTACTGTAAACCCTGCGTTTACTACTTTTAGCAACAATCCTATTATCATTAGAAGCCAATATTCTATCAATGGTTCTGACACTGCTCAGATCGGTTGGGTAGAAGTTGCTACTGAAGATGGAACAGGTGGTTACTTATGGTATTTAAAAGCTGAGTCTGAAACTAGACTACGTTTCGAAGATTACTTAGAAATGTCTATGGTTGAAGGTGAACTTAAAAACGCTGCTGTATCTCCTATTGCTGGAGCTGCTGGTGTAGGTATCATTGGTACTGAAGGTTTATTTGCTGCTATCCAAAACGGAGGTAACGTAGAAGTAGGATTTACTGCTGCTGCTGGTATCGACGCTTTCGACGCAATACTTAAAAACCTAGATACTCAAGGAGCTATCGAAGAAAACATGTTATTCTTGAACAGAAACACTGCTCTTGATTTTGACGATATGTTAGCTTCTATCTCTGGAGGTTATGCAGGTGGTACTGCTTTTGGTCTTTTCGAAAACTCTGAAGAAATGGCATTGAACTTAGGATTCTCAGGATTCCGTAGAGGTTCTTATGATTTCTATAAGACAGATTGGAAATACTTAAACGACGCTTCAACGCGTGGTGCAATGACTGGTCCTGCTTCAATTGAAGGAGTATTAGTTCCTGCAGGTACTTCTACTGTTTATGACCAAATCTTAGGTACAAACATTAGACGTCCTTTCTTACACGTAAGATATAGAGCTTCTCAAGCTGACGATAGACGAATGAAATCATGGCTAACTGGTTCAGTTGGTGGTGCATTTACTTCTACATTAGATGCAATGGAAGTTAACTTCTTATCTGAAAGATGCTTAGTAACACAAGCTAGAAACAACTTTGTATTATTCAAAGGTATCTAGTACATTAATGTAATTCTTACCCTCGTTATATCAACGGGGGTAATTATTACTTTTATTAATTTTATTATATTATATCATGGCAAAAAATGAAAAAATCCAACAAACTGGTTGGGAAATAAAAGATAGAAGATATTTTTTAAAAGATAACTCTTCACCACTAACATTAACAATACCTAGCAAGCATACAAAAAAGCATGCATTACTATGGTTTGATGAGGAAACAGGAGCTCAAAGAGAATTGAGATATGCTACAAATCAAGCTTCAGTATTTGTAGATGAACAAAAAGGTGAAGCAACAATGGGGCATATAACTTTTACTGATGGCGTACTGCAAGTTCCAAAGGAACAACAAGCTTTACAAAAAATGCTGTCTATATATCACCCTTTATTAGGTAAAAAATACCTAGAACACAAACCTCAAGCTATCGCTCAAGATCAATTAGCTGATTTAAATATAGAAATAGACGCATTAAACGCTGCTAGAGATATAGAAATAGATCAAGCTGAAGCAATCATGAGAGTAGAGATTGGCTCTAGGGTTAATAAGATGAGTTCTAAAGAACTTAAAAGAGATTTATTAATATTTGCTAAAAACAATCCTAAGTTATTCTTAGATTTAGCTAATGATGAAAACGTAATGTTAAGAAACTTTGCGGTTAGATCAGCTGAACTTGGAATAATTTTATTGTCTCAAGATCAAAGGCAAATATCCTGGGCGTCTAACGGTAGAAAACTAATGAACGTTCCGTTTGATGAAAATCCTTATTCAGCTTTTGCTGCTTATTTAAAAACAGACGAAGGTGTAGAAGTATTTAAATCAATAGAGAAAAAAATGATTTAACAGGTGATTATAATAATGGGTGATCACTTTGTGGTCACCTAATTATTAAAAAAAAACATATAATGGCAATAAACGTAAATCAAGTTTATCAAACAGTTTTACTTATTCTCAATAAAGAACAGAGGGGATATTTAACTCCTGATGAATTTAATAGAATAGGCGCACAAGTGCAGCTTGAAATATTCGAGTCTTATTTTGAAGATTTAAATCAACAATTACGTGTGCCAGATAACGATTCTGAATACTCGGATCGTATAAAAAACACGCAAGAAAAAATTGCGCTCTTTCAAGAATCAGGCACGTGTCCTTACGTAGGCCCTTATTTTGGCGTACCAACAGTATCAGGTACTACCACATCTCAAACATTTAACACAACAACAGCTCAGCAGTATGTAGTAACTACTATTACAGCAGATGAATTAGACGCTGGACAACCAAGCGTTACGTTAGAAGACGCAAACGGTGTTCAACAACCTTTAGCTGAATTTACTGATTGGACTATATCTGGTCTTACGCTTAGTTTGACTAATGTACCCACAGCTGGTAGAGCTTTAATTTTGACAGTTAACGAGTTTGATTTCTACAAACTAGGAACTGTTATACATAAAGATGAAACACCTGTTCAATACGTTCAACCTAATGAACTATTAGAATTGAATTTATCACCTATAACAAAACCATCTACTTCTTTCCCTGTTTACAGATACAAAGATAGACAAATATTTGTATCACCATCAACTATACAGAGTGATTTATCTTGTACTTACTTAAGAAAACCACTAAATCCAATGTGGAACTTTACAGCAACAGCTCCAGCTTATCAATACATTTATAACGCTAGTAGCTCTGTAAACTTTGAACTACATCCAACAGAACAAACTGAAATAGTGTTAAGAATATTAATGTATGCTGGGGTTATAGTTAAAGATCCTCAATTAATACAAAGCGCTGCTCAGCAAGTTGCTATGGATAATCAAAACGAAAAAATATAAAAAATGGCTATACAACCTCCTAATGACGGATTAATAAATGAAACTGGTCAACAATACTACCAAGGTGCTCAAGGTTTCAGAGGTGATGGAGCTAATAGAACTTTTACCACTACTTTTGATACTGAATTATATTTAGGCAATTGGAATCCTAACACTGAGAACTACGCGTTAAATAATTTTAAAGTATATACGAGTACTAGTGGAATACCAGGCTCTTGGTCTGAATATATTACAGAGTTTTCTATTTCAGGTAATTCAATTGTTTTTCCAGCTACTGCAATACCTGCTAATGGATTATACATAGTAGCTCAATTAAAAATACTAGATGGCGGGAAATATGGTTCTACACCTGCAGAGAAAGCGTATGGTCAAACTGTAGAAGACAATTATGGTAGTTACAAATACGTAAAACTAGTTGATATAGTAAATAACTTTTTAGTAGGATATGTTGGTACTGGTAAATTACTACCAGACGCTAAAAGAACAGATGTTATCTTTCACGCAAAAAGAGGTATGCAAGAATTTAGTTATGATACTTTAAAAAGTATTAAATCTTCTGAGTTAACAATACCAGAAGGTTTGACTCTTGTTCTTCCTCAAGACTACGTTAATTACGTGGGTATGTCTTGGATCGATGGGCAAGGAGTAAAAAGACCTATATATCCAGCTAATAATCTAACAATAAGTCCTTTCAATACTCAGTTGCAAGATAGTCAAGGAATACCTACACAAGATAATTTTGGCAATGATTTAGAGGGAACTTCTATAGTTCAAGAAAGATGGCATAGTGCTAATGATAAGTTAATAAACGGGAGTTGGACAATGCAAGATTTTACTAACGATTTATGGGCTTATAACTTGGATTACCCAGGTTCTTTCTTTGGTGCTACAAGAGGTCAAATGTACGGAATGGATCCTCAGTACTCACAGTACAACGGTTGGTTTAATATGAACGAAAGAGAAGGTAAAGTATCTTTTTCAGCAAACTTAAAAGACAAATTAATTGTTTTAGAATACATATCAGATGGTTTAGCCACTGATCTAGACACTAAACTACCTAAACTTGCTGAAGAAGCAATGTATGCTTATATACTTTACTCTATAATATCTACTAGAGCAAATCAACAAGAGTATGTAGTTCAAAGATTAAGAAGAGATAAAAGTTCAAAATTGCGAAACGCAAAAATAAGATTATCTAATATAAAGCTTGAAGAAATAGTACAAGTAATGAGAGGTAAATCTAAATGGATAAAATCATAATACATGGCAGAAGCTAAAAATACTTTTCTAAAATCCAAGATGAATAAAGATCTTGATGATAGAATATTGCCTAACGGTGAATATAGAGATGCTCTGAATATATCTGTAGGTAGATCAGAAGACAATGATGTTGGTTCGCTTGAGAATATATTAGGTAATTCTTTAATAGCGGCTACAGCCTCTAGTAATGCTAATTTAAAATGTATAGGTAAGTTTGAAGATGAAGTTGGTAATAGAATATTTCAAATATTAACAGACTACACTGATACAGACGCTACTTGCCAAACTATAAACTATCCCTCAGCATCTACTACTGTAGAAATGAAAATAACTGTACTTGATCTTAACAACAATACTTACAGTACTTTGGTTGAAGGTAAGTTTTTGAATTTTGCTAAAAACAGATGCTGGCAAGTTACAGGAATAAATTTAGTAGAAGATTTATTATTCTGGACTGATAATAGAAATCAACCTAGAAAAATAAACGTAACAACAGCTATAGGTAATCCTAATTACTACACTGAAGAAAATCAAATATCTGTTGCTAAATATATGCCAGCAAACCCGCCTGAGCTTTATAAGGAAGTAGACACTACTGTTGTAACAGTTACAGATACTAAGAATTTTATACTAGAAACAGTTACTGGTATATCTGTTGATATGTTTGTAGTTTCTAATGCTGCTCAAAATGTAGGAGCAGAAAGCATACTTGGTAGTGAATACATAAGAGTAACAGCTATAGATACAGTTACAAACACTGTAACTATTAATGCAGATCCTAATACCGTTGTTGTTGTCGGGCAAAGGCTTAGGTTTATTGAAACTACAATGACAAACGAAAGTGGTAATACTAGTTGGCCTGGTGATCCTAGATATTTAGAAGATAAATACGTTAGATTTGCGTATAGGTTTCAATTTGATGATGGCGAATATTCTTTAATGTCTCCTTTTACCCAAATAGCATTTATACCTCAACAATCTGGATTTTTTCTAAATGGAAACGAAACACAAGCTTACGAAAGTACTATTGTTAAGTGGTTCGAGAACAACGTGGATAATGTTAAATTAAGAATATCTTTACCTGGAGTTGGTACAAATGTAAACTTAGGAGGTAGTACCTCTAAAAA